GTCAAGAATCCTACGGCGTAAATGGGCTCCTCTTTCTTGGGGAGTTAAGAGAGAGTATTCAGCTAATCAGGAGGCCGGCCTCTGCTATCCAAGACTTAACTCGAGATATGCTTGCTTCGATAAAATCCACTCGAAAGCAAGTAAATCAGAAGATAAGACCCCGGAAAGCAGAGACGCTGAAGCAGACCACACGACGTCGATTAGACGCTGTGAAGAACGCTACAGCTGGAACCTGGTTAGAGTATCAGTTTGGCGTGAAACCTGCTATATCCGATGTGCAGGATATAGCGGCGACCGCCATTGACTCGATCTACGGAAGGAGTCGAAAGACTCGTGTCCGTGGAAAATCGACTGATACACTGACTGTTTATAAAGATTCCGGCGATAATAACGGTGCACTACTTTCTTGTCTCGGTAACCGTGCAAGCACGGTCATCGTGACAAACTGTGGTGTACAGTATATTGTCGGTCTCTCGCAGTCGGCTGATGGGCCTGTCCAAGGATTGGACGCGCTGAGCAAAGAATTTGGTTTCCAAATTCAGAACTTTGTGCCAACAATCTACGAGCTTATTCCTTACAGCTTCCTCATTGACTACTTTGTCAATTTGGGGGATGTGATCGAAGCAGCTTGTACTGATACGTCTAAGATAAACTGGATATGCCGAACTCAACGTCAGCTGACCTCTGCCTCTTTTGTAGAAGCATGGTCCGCGTACGATGAGAACGGCTATCCTGGGTATCATCACAACGTTATCAGCGGGCAAAATGTTGCCGTGAGGCAATTCGAGCACGTCACGATCTCTAGGACTAAGCCCAGTAGCCTGCCATTGCCTCCACTCGTACTTTCTGTACCTGGTACAGATAGTACAAAGTGGTATAATATGGCAGCCCTCCTGGGCCAGTCCAGAGGTTTCCGCTTCCGATAGGAAGCATGTTATATTCATCATGAGGTGCTCCATAAATGAGCTTTGCTCCAACCAGCCCGGTAACGGGAACAGCCCAAACGGGACTCACATCGCCTACGTACACGATCACGGCGGATACTCCGCCGAACGCGAACAGCAAGCAGTATGTGGTGACCGCTCTGGGTGGGACGCAGACGGGTGTGACGACACACTCGGTAGCTGCTCCCTTCAGTCTGACGATGTTCCGACCGCAAAACCCTCAGGTTCTGCAGCCGGTCAGCGCGTTGACTGGTGTGTTGACGAAGGTTCCGACCAATACCTACAAGGTAGTGGGCCGGAAAGGCGTCCTCCCACTCGCAGGTCAAGCCTTCAGGACGATGACGGCGACTTTGGTCGTCGATGTCCCTGCTGGTGCAGACACTGCGGATCCCGCCAACTGTCGTGCTCTTCTGAGCGCGATGGTGGGTCTCCTGAGCCAGCAGAGCGCTGGTATCGGAGATACGACGGTACAAGGCGTTCTGTAACAACTCTGTTGTTCTTAACGCTTACTAACTTCCTCATTCTTATGAACGAGGTCGTTGGTACCAACATCTCTAATATAAAACCGCTAGTTCAGCTGATAGCCGAAAAGGTTGTTGGTTAAGCTAGTGGTCGTATATTGCTGATGCTCGTAGGATCGTTCAGTCGGTCGA